TCATTCAATTGATGATCTTATCAGCTTGGAAACAAACTTCCACGCTCTACCAACAAGTGTAGATGCAACTGATGAAGTCACAATGGAATTTGTTGGACCCGCAGTAACATAATTATAACAGGGAGGGGAAACCCTCCCTCTTTTACAGGAAATTTAAATGACAGAAGAAAACAAAAAAGTATCACTAGCGAGTTTATTAACTCCTAGTAAAACAGTAACAATCGATTATCCAGGAATGAATGGATTTGCAGTTGATATTTGTTACTTAGCACGCGAAGAATTACTAAAACTTAGAAATCGTTGTGTATCACAAAAGTTTAATCGTAAAACGAGAGCTTTTGAAGAACAACTTGACGAGGATAAATTTTTAGTAGAGTATGTTAAAGCCGTTATTAAGGGATGGAAAGGCTTAAAATATTCTTACTTAGAAGAGCTTCTATTGGTGGATATTAGCAATCTAGACCCAAATGACGAACTTCAATTTACTCATGAAAATGCAGAAACTCTGATGAAAAATGCATCAGACTTTGATACTTGGGTAACCGAAGTCACAGGAGATTTAGAAAATTTTACACGAGTCAAGTAGAACAGATATTCTCTCTACTTGATAGACAGTACAGACACGATCAATTACCTTTAGACACTTATTTAGATATATGTGAACAAAAAGGCATTGATCCTGACCCCGACGAAATGCCACCAACTCCAGGAGATTATCCTCTTGAAGTTCAGGTGGCTTTTTTATTGCACGACCTTTTACCTGACAGATGGGATGGTATGAACGGAACATACATGGGAAAAGATTTTTCGGCATTAGGAACACTACTTGACACTTGGGAAGTTAAAGATAAAAAATCTTGCATTTATTTTATCAAGCATATAGAAGCGCGAAATATTAATAAGATTAACAAACAACAAGATGTAAAAAGAAAAGCTCAAGAAAATAGAGCAAAGTCTGGGAAAAATCCAGGAATTAACGTAAAAGGATAATGGCAAAAAAGATAAATTTAGCTGATTTAGTATTTAAGGTTAGTGACGACGGCAGTCTTAAAGTTATGGCAGGATCTGCTAAAAAAGCAGGCAAGTCATTAAAAGACGTAGAACAGCAGACAGATAAAACCACGTATGCAACAAAGAAAGGTATAAACCAGACTGCAAACCAAACAAAAAATTTCGCAAACTTAGCAAGAGGAATATCAGGTTCTCTTGTCCCCGCCTATGCAACACTAGCTGCAAACGTATTTGCTTTGACAGCTGTATTTGGATTCTTAAAACAAGCTGCTGATTATAGACTTTTAAAAGAAGGTCAATCAGCATTTGCAAGTGTAACAGGTGTAGGATATAAGACCTTAACAAATACAATTATTGAAGCAACTGATGCACAAATTAAATATTCAGATGCCGCACAAGCAGCTGCAATAGGTACAGCAGCAGGATTAAGTGCTGAACAACTAGGAAAAATTGGAGCAGCAGCAAAAACGGTATCGATTGCTTTAGGACGAGATGTTACAGATTCTTTTAATCGTTTAGTACGAGGTATAACAAAAGCTGAGCCAGAGCTATTAGACGAATTAGGTATTGTATTAAGACTTGAAACCGCTACTAAAAAATATGCTGCTCAATTAGGAGTTTCAAAAGATGAATTAAGTGCTTTTCAAAGAACTCAAGCTGTTTCTAATGAAGTACTAGGTCAAGTTGAAGATAAATTTGAAGCAATAAATGCAATTATATCTCCACAAACAAATGCAATTAATAAATTGAATAAATCATTTGACGATTTATTAAATACATTTAGATTATTAATTGCTGGTCCTGCGGAAAGTTTAGCTAACTTTTTTTCAAATAATATTTATGCCGCAGCAGGAGCATTAACTTTATTTGCTCTTCCTATCTTACAAGGAATACTACCTGCTTTTGACGACTGGGCTAAGAAAGCAGAGGAAAGTTTGGGGAGACATAATAAAGCATTACAAACAGCAAAAAATCAAATAGATGAATACAAGATAGCACAAGCACAAGCAAGAGCAGAAGCAGCAAAAAGCCAGAGTCAACAATTGAAAAATCTTCAACGTCTTGCAGGACAATCCGAAGCAGGAAAAGCAGGCACGGGGATGGCAGCTTTACAACGTGGTGATGCTGCAACACCTTCTCAAATTAGAGCATTAAGAGGTCAACTAACAAAAGGAATTGGTCCTTTTAAAGGAATGACTGCAGCAATGAAAAAAGAGTGGGAGGTTACTCTTAATGCAATGACGAATAGTACAAAAGTTAAGTTTGCAGATAGAGCAATGGCACAGTTTAAAAGACTAGAATTAGGTGTAAAAGCTACAACTGCAAGAATAAAAGTTTATTGGCAATCTACTATGTCTTTTATGCAAAAAGCTAGCAGAGTTACCGCAGGAGTAGTAAGCAAAGCGTTTGGATTTTTATCTTTTCTTAGTATAGGAGTTTTACTTTTTGAAGGTTTAAAGTCTGCAGCAAATAAACTAGGTATATTTGGAACACAGGCAGATATAACAGAAAATGCCCTACAAAGATTACTTCATACTCAGCGAGAACTAAATAAAGAACTTGAAGAAATGATGAAGGCAGATGAAAAACTTGCAAAAGAAAAAATCGCACTTCCATTAAATCAGTTAGTAAAACGACAAGGAGAACGTTTAACAACAGCAGCACTAGGTCCATCGTTTGAAGCCTATAGAGAAAATCTAAAGCTAATAGCTGACCTAGAGAAAAAAGGAGTAAAGGACCCCGTAAAAACTGTAACTCAACAAGATTCTGGAAATTCTATAACTGGAGGAATTACTCAGCTAAGCAAAGCAATAAATAATAGAACAGCAGATGAAATAGCACTGGCAAATGCAATAGAAGCAAGAGATAGTGCAGAAAAAGCTTTAGTTGAAAGAATAACTTTATTATCTGATGCATATCCAGAATTAAATACTTTAATAAAAGACGGCAAATTAGTAACCACAGATTTAACAAAAGAACAATATAGATTAGTTGATGCGTATGTTACAGGAGCAAATGCAGTAAAATATTTAGAACAAAGCACAGCTTCATACCAACAGTCTCTACAAGGATTTTTAACTCCTATGACTGCAACAAGAAAACAATTAAATTTAACGACAGATAGAAGAAAAGCCTTAGCAGCAAAAGCAGCAAGTCCAGCATTTAAACAAGGAACAGCAGAAGAACAACTAAAAGGGTTAGAAGAACTAAGTGGAGTAGCAAATACCGAGTATTTATTACGGCAATTAGATAGTCAAGAGCGCAGTTTCAAAGTAGCACAAGATAGAGCAAAATTAGATTCAGAAAGTTTAAAAAATAAAATATATGGAAACACAATCTTAGGACAGCATCTTCAAACAAATCTACAAATTGCAACAAAACAAGCAGAAATTGATGCGCTCACTGCTGAAATAGCATTTAGAAAAGCAACCTTAGATGAATCTACAGATAAAGATTCTGCACAGAGAGCAATTCAAGATTTAGAATCCCAAGTATTACTATTAGGACAACAAAAGAAAGGATTAGAAAATTCTATTAACCTTACAAGAGAACTCGGAGTTGCTGCAACAGAAGCATTTGCAAATAGTATGCAAAAAGGTATTCAAGGTGTTATTGAAGGAACGATGTCAATAAAAGATGCTTTTAAATCTATGGCTGCTTCAATACTCCAATCTCTAGCACAAGTTTTAGCAAAAATGCTTACAATGCGAATACTTAGTAGTGCTTTTGGTATTCCAATGGCAGATGGCGGAATAATTCCAATGGCAAAAGGAGGAATTATAAAAGGATATAAACATGGAGGAATTGCAACAGAACCTACTTACTTAGTGGGAGAAGCAGGTCCAGAAGCTGTTGTCCCTTTACCAGATGGAAGAAGTATTCCTGTAAATATGAATGGAAGTGGTGGAACAAACAATGTTACTATTAATGTAGATGCTAATGGTGGTACTTCTTCGACAATGGATGGCGAAAGAGGAAAAGCACTTGGAATGGCAATTCAAGCAGCAGTTATGGAAACAATACAAAGAGAGAAAAGACCTGGCGGTGTTTTAAGTAGGAATTAATCATGGCTTTTGGAATAATGCAAAATAATGGCTCAAATATAACAGGTTTTAGCGCGCCTGTACAACCAGATAAAGGATTTACAAGAGACTCAAAACCAAAAACTCATACAATAACTTTTGGTGACGGATATGAGCAAAGAATTGCAGATGGAATAAATAATTTAGAACAAACTATAAATGTTTCTTTTGCTACTCGCCCAAAGGCAGAAATTGACGACCTTGTAGCTTTCTTTGAATCACTAGGAGGAGTAAGCAAGTTTCGTTTTGATATAGAAGATAGTAATGCAGGCTCCAGCACAGAAACAATAAAATGCGTGTGCGATACTTGGAATCAAAGTTGGGCATACGATGATTACTATAGTTTAACAGCAACATTTAGAAGGGTATACGAACCGTGACAGAGAAAATAGCAATAAAAGAAGTACAAAGTCTTGAACAAGAGTCTTCTTTTGTAACTTTATATGAATTAGCATTAGATGAGGATGGAAGTAGCCGCGCCTATTTTACTCGTTCTGTAGAGGGAGACCTTTCTACAATACAGATGTATGACTACGATACAAATACCCAATTAAATACATATACAGCAATTCCATTAGCGGCAGAAGGATTTGAACATAAATCAACAGGTACTGCTTCAAGACCAGTGATTACTTTTGCAAATATATTAAGTACTTTTGGGGATGCGCTTGGAAGTTTAACGCCAGACGATTTAATAGGTAAAAAACTTTACCGAAGAAGAACTCTTGCAAAATACTTAAAAGGTGGTGCATCAGACCCAGGCTCAGGTAGTACCCCGATAGAGTTTCCAAGACAAATTTATATAATTGATAGAATAGAACAAGAAAATGCTCTTGAAATATCTTTTGAATTAACTACACCTTTCGATGTAGAAGGGCTTGTTCTTCCCTATAGAGTTATAGGCAATAATGTTTGTTCTTGGGTCTACCAAGGAGCTTCCCCCGATAAAGTAGCAAATGATACTGATATTGGAGGATGTATTTGGAGTCAAGAGTCAAAATATGATATTAATGGAGTTACTCATAATGTATTTGTAACAGAAGATGACGAATATATAGTACCTTCTTCTACTACTTTTACAACTTATACAACTGGAAGTATTACTCAAGATGCTTATTATAAAACTACAACTACTTTAGGAACTTCATCTGGAATACGAAGATATAATTCAGATGGCACAGTAGATACTTCTGCAGATGGCTCAACTATAAATAATTATTGGCAAGCTGCAACTACAACGGCTTCTCCAGGTGCTCCATCTGACACAAACTCAAACTGGGCTAGAATAAGAGTATATA